GTAAGCTGAGAACCATTATTTAAAGTTTTAGTTTCCTTTTTACCAATACGTCCAAGCAGAGTTGCATTATTAAACATTATTATTCCTTGATTTTGATTTTAATTTTTTTAACATATTGAGAAAAACTTCTTGTTGCACTTCGTCCATTTCTTCAACTGAGTTAACACTAAACAATGCTAATGCTTTATCGAAACGGTCTTCCGGCAACTCTATTTCTTGAATTAGTCTTTCAATTTCTCCCAAGTAATCATGGGATTCCAATTCCTTTTGTTCTAATACATCATTTAATTCTTGTACCTTATTTTCTCCTTCAATTATTTTTAATGGTGGATCTAACTCAGCTTCATGATAAGTTCCGTTAAATATTTCAGGGAACGCTTGGCGTAGCGCTTGTGCCTCAGCTACCTTCCTAATCATTGTTTCAGGCTTTTCATTCCATACACTTTGTTTCTTGTTGTATTCTTCCATGGATACTTTTACATAAGTCCAATCGCTGGCATGTCGTCTCTTTACTTTGCAATAAGCACCTAAAAGCTTTCTGTCCTTTGCAGGAGTTTCACTGAACCCGCATTCATGATGAATAACACCATTAATAATTTTAAACTTTTCATCCGAATAAACCGCTTCAACTTGATGTGCTTCATAATCAGGATGCCTTCTTGCACTAATTCTATAGCCATCTCGGCCAATGAATATTTGCGCTGCTTTATCGCCATACTTAACCGCCCATAGCTCACGTAGAAACGGGTTAAGACCCGTTACACGCCCTATCTCGACAAAGGTTCTGAACTCAATGTCTGTCAAAGGAGTGGTTGAAATAAGATTCCTAATTTCCTGCAAGTCGGCTTCGTTGTACCATATGTCTTGCTTTCTATCATAGGTTAATGCAATTACATTACTCATTCTTCACCTCGTGCAAACTTCAAGCCTTGAATAAATGCCTTCCCTGCTATTTCCGCTTTTTCTTCTGAATCGTAGTCTTTAAGATAATCGACCATATCCGAGTTAGCGATGATCGCTACGCCATGTAAACCGAATTCATTTGTTGTTAACTCGTACCAATAATTTGTCATTTTAATGTAATCCTTTTATTAGAAATGTGCGAGAACCGCGTTTATTTGTTTTAAATGTAGCCAGAATTTGCCCTGAATTATCAACTAACGCTTCTGCATCCTTCATATGCTTCATGATGTTGAATTTATATTTTTCTTCAACATCCCCTAGCATTTTGAGTTGGAATCGCGTTTCGGTTAAATTTGTAAATTGCTTTTCTATTTCGTTGGAGGCAATAACTTGTTTATCTTCTTCATGAATAGGAAACATAAGCCGTACATCATGTTCGTCTTTTAATTTAGGCGGTGTCTTTGTTTGTACACAGTTCCAAAAGTCTTTTGCTGCATTAAGTATACGATTTTCAAACTCAGCATCACGTGTATATTTGTATTCTCTATATTTACCATTACCAATCAATACTGCAATATAAGCGCAATCAGCGTTAGTAATAATGCAATAATGAGCTACTTGTACAAGATAGGCTCGTGGGATGGCATTGGTACCTTCTGCACCCCATTCGCTTGCAGCAAATTCTGAATGGGTTTTAATCTCAAGCACAGCATTATAACTAGGGATAAAGCCATCGAGATTGCCACGTAAAAAAGAATAATCAGGATGAATCAGTGTGTCTGGCGTTTCGACGGTAACATGATGCCTCTCTTCGAACTCTTTTCGTATGGTCGGCTCATGTTTATGACCCCAATATTGAGCTTCAGTCATTTCATAAGAAATTTCTGTGCTTCCTATCTTTTCTAAATATAATTGATAAGGTGTTTTGTAGGACGACAATTCCATAATGATGGGCATGTCAGAACCACCGATACCTAAAAGACGTTCTATTTTCTGTTGTTCTGTAATCATTTAATTTTCCTCTATAGTTATTGTTAAATATGAAAAATCCGTTTTCATGATTTGCTCCTTCAGCCATTCAATGGCGTTGACATATAATGCCTAAATCGCTATGATATGTCAACTGCTATAGCAAAAAATAAGGTGATTTATGAAGTTTAGTGAGTTAATGGGGTATTATGATTATAAGTTAAAAAACATTTATAGGAATTTACATGTTGCACGTGAAACAGTGAATTCATGGCGAGATAATGACCATATTCCTTTTAAGATGCAATGTTATATTGAAGTAATAACAAATAGAAAATTAACAGCTAACTTAGAGGATAAAGAATGAGTGATTCTAACAAATATACTCCAGAAAAACTGGAAAGAGACATTAAAGAATTGAAGTCAGAATTGAGAACGCAATCGTATTACATATATACGCTGTTTTTTTTCGCAATAGCTAAGCTGGTTATGATGATGATATTGATGATCCTTAGCGTACGTTTTCGTACCATTGGACCTCAACCCCCGTTATTAATTATTTCGAGTTAACATGAAAGAAATTACATTGAAAAAGGAAGATATTGAGAATTTGTTTTATACGCTGAGCGACGTGGAAATCAGTTCCGTACTAGATACTATCGAGCACAGACCGGATATACATTATCATATGGGCGTAGGGTATTTGTTGGCAGTTCATCGATGCAGACAGATACTAAAATCAATTATGAATGACGTAGAAGAATGCAGGAAGCAGGAGTAGTCAATGCAGGACGAAATAAAAGTGATGCTAAATAACGAATCTCTGACCTCTCTTCTGAGGTCAAATCTATGCTGCCACATTGGCAAAACTCTCACACAAGAGAGCTTAAATGAGATCACAGAGCAGATAATTGAATCAATTAACTATTTTTTGAATAAAAAAGAGGGTTGAGGTTTTAATTTATTTTGGGAAGGGGTATTATCATTAAAGAAGTTTAAGGCATCCTGCCTTAATGCTTCGAAACTACGGTGTGAATGTGTGCTTCGCCGGCCTTTTTCACCTTCACTTACAATGATTTAACCATTGGGCTCTATTACGTCCATACATCTACCAGTGGAAATCAGGTACAACAAGGAAATTATACACTATGTCTGCAACTAATAACAACAATAATGCACATGGTATAGAAAAATTTGAAGGTACGTTCGACAAAGAAGAGTTTGGCGTTACCATCATAGTCAACCAATCCATAGCTTCAATAAGAAATATGGAGTCTCTAGCCATTTACTCTTATCTTTTAACGCGTCCAAAATCCTGGAAATTAAACGTAAAGCACCTTGCAACACACTTCCAATGCAATAAAGACAAAATTTATAAAGGCCTAAATCATCTACTTGACGAGAAGCTTATAACCTGCACAAGAAGAAAGGAAAACGGTCAATTTACAACATCTCACTACACTGTCCATCTTAGTCGATTTTCGGAAAGTCGAAATCTAGTCGATTTTGGAATCGACCAGCCTGAAACCCGCGCCAGCACTGAGTTATCACCGTGTCTGGAAATTCCAGATATGGTTATTCCAGATATGGTTATTCCAGACGCATATAAAACAAAGAAGTTAAAAAACAAAGAGAGTATAGAAAACCTTTATGTCGATTCTTCGAAATCGACCGAGAAGGTTTCATACAAGCATGATGCTCTTTTCATGTATTTTTACAACCGCTATCCAAACAAACAGAAGCCTCAAGTTGCATACAAGGCATTTCTGAAGCTTAAGCCGGATAATGAATTTACGCAGATGCTTTGCATCGATGTTACGAATCGAATAAACAACAACTGGAAAGGACGCGACAAAAGCAAGATTCCATTTCCTGCGACATACCTCAATGGACGTGAGTGGGAAGGCGAGATTTATGAGAACACCCAACCAAGTAATAATCAAACGAAAATTAAAACCTGGGGTGAGATTACTAACGACCTAATGCAGGGCGTATTTTAATGCTTGATAACATTAATCAGCTGAACGAATTTTCGGTGAGGCTCGTGGAGTTCGTGTTTGCTAAGTTCTATCTTCTATGTCGTGGAAGTGATGCATTGTTTGCTGATGAAGACCGCCTGAAGGCAGAAAAAACCTTATGGTATGCAGCATTCACCAGAGACAACCTGCGTCATCCAGATCAAATTCAAAAAGCTATGAGAAGTTTGGAACGCCATAAGTTTCACAAACCTCCTCAGTTAGGCGAGTTCTTAAGCTGGAATGAGCCTACATTGGCTGATTATGATTTACTTCCCAAAGAACAGGCTTACAATCGTGCTTATCAGTTGATGAGAGATGGAGACATTGCTGGCATGTCGGATAGTCAGCTAGTCGTTCTTGAGCACACCATTAGGGAATCGGACAGACACTTCTTGAAAACTAACAATATGAACAAGACTCAACCCGTCTTTTATCGTAATTACGAGATTGCTGTAAGAGACTTTATGGGAGGAAATCTGAAGTCGATTGCTAAAGGTATTGAGGATAAAAGCTCTGAAACGGCAGAGATTGAAAAGCAAAATGAAATCAAAAAGGATTTTGATAATTTAAAGGGCTATGAAAGCAACATGAGCCACATAAAGGAAATGCTCGGAATGAAAGAAAATGGAGCTACTTAGTGCTAAAGATTGTAAAAAGATAATAAGCAAGCTCGGTTTCGAGTTAGGAGTGTCACCAAAGCTCGTAATTTCGCGTTTATTGAGCGAAGAGGATAAGGTTGATATGAAGGCAGCTAATTTGCCTCTCGAAGCTTTAAGGTGCCATATTAGAGCTTGGATGGATAATGACATGCCGGATTATGTAAAGGGGCACGAAGCCCCTTAAAGAAGGAAATGAACGGAAATAAAAAA